AAAAAAACAGCATATAATATACGCACACGCGCACGCATCTCGGACAGAGAAGAGCGGCAGCGTCCCCGGCTAGACCGTGCGACGACATGCGGAGTGCCATCAATGCGGCCATCCCCATAGAGGGACACGCGACGGCTGTAATACCGTCGAGGCCGCTGCTATTACTGTGTCTAGAGATTGACACAACAGACAACGCGGCAACCTAATGCCATCTCACCACGCTGTCGCCGAGCGCAAACGGGCGTAATGGGGAGACCATGGGGAAAAGACGAACTATCGAGAACAGGGACAATGCTCCTGGTCGTGGACGACGAATACGCACTGAGCTAGTGGCACCGTTCCGAGCTGAGTACCTACGCACTGGCTCGCTAACTGCTGCGGCTAGAGCCGTCAAGTTGCCACCGAGTAGTTGCCAGGGGATGGTTGCAGACGCGGAAGCAGATGAGGCCTTCGTGTCGGCTCGTAGGTCGTACCTGACGCGCGGGTTGGATCGCGTTGAGGCTATGCTGATTCGCTCAGCTGAATTTGCATCAGAGCGAATCGCGGAAGGACCCACCGTTGACGCCGTTGGCAGCATCGTTGATAACGGCCCGCAGTATTTCAGAGGTCTAGCGGACGCTCACCGTTCTTTAGTAGCTAGAGCTGCGAAGGAGAAGCCAGAGGGCGAATCTGACGCGAGCAAATCGGTCGAGATTGTGATCCGTACGACTGGAGACCAAGCCGCTACCACTAGCCAACCGCCGCCGACTGGCGATGGCGCGAATTGATCTATCGTTTACGGCTCCACAGAGCTGGGCTCACGGGATAATTAGCACACGGCAAGAGCCGACAACTCTTGTGATGCCGTGGGGACGCGGCTCGGGCAAGAGTTGGTTTTCTCGCACAGAGGGGATCTGGCTAACAGCTGCGAAGTATCTCGGTAAGTCACGGCGAAAACTTGGCTTAGACGCGCAGGGTAATCCGGTTGATTTCGGTGAGATTCGCGGGGTTCGAATCGTCGGGCTTTGCCCAACGTTGAAGCAGTTTCGCGACATCCACGGTGCTGCTCTCGAGGCCGAGAATGGCGGTCAATGGTCGTTCCTTGGAGGTCGACTCAATCGTTCGACACTCCGTATAGATTGGCCTGATGGCAGTTGGTTTCAACCGATGCCAGCGGCCGCGGCATCTAGCAAGTCGGGCCGTGGCATACGATGCGACGTTGTGCTGCCAGACGAGGCCGATGACATTGACATTGAAACGTTTGATTCGGTTGTCCGCCCATGGTTTTCTGAGGGTTGGTCGCTAAAGCTAGTTCTGGCAGGCGGAACGCCGCGTCGTGGTAGACACGGGCTTCTTTACCGACTCCACAGGTCTGGAATTAGCACAGACCCGATGGACGCGCGGTATTTCTCGCGCGTTGCAACCTACAAGGATTCACCGGAGCTAGTTGATCCGCGCGAGGTTGACGACGCTAGGCGCAACATGTCGCCGACCACGTTTGCGCGAGAATGGGAATGCGACTTCGACTCATCCGAAGGCTTAGTCTTCAATTTCTCCGAAGATTTCCACGTAAAAGAACCACCGACGGGAATTTCGTTTCAGCGTCGTGGTCTTGGTATCGATCACGGCTGGGAGGACCCGGGCGTCTTCCTGGAGTACGGGATTATCGGCCACGGCGAAGATGCAATCCTTTGGATCAACAACGAGCATTATCATCAGCATAAGCCAAATCACGAATGGGATGAGCTGGCTCGGTCCAGTTATTACGGCTGGAAGGCGTGGGCTGACCGCTCGAGACCAGACCGCATCGCTGATTTGAGACGAGCCGGGTTAGAGATTGTCGGCGCGGAGAACTCAATCGAAGCAGGAATCGCTCGTCTTGCCCAACTGATGGCAATTCGACACGAGGAGGAGTCGCCGGATTGGTCGAGGTTTTACGTTAATCCTCGATGCGTGAACCTAATCCGAGAACTCAAGAGCTACCGCAGAAAACAAGATCCTCACGAAACTGGGAAGTTCCTTGAAGCGATAGAGGATCGGAACAACCACGCTATTGACTGCGCTAGATACATAGCAATTAGCGAATTCGGGCCATACGCTGGCTCACAACGGACCGAAACACCAGACGCATGACCGGAGATATTACAGGACAGGACGCCGCCGTCAAAGCGGTCCGCGCGTACACCACTCCGCGTATGCTGTGGATATCCAAACTGCGAGCGTACGTCGCTGGTACGCAATACGATAATCGCGTCAGCTGGCACGATAAAAGCGTCCCGGTTTGGGATCGAGCCCCGGCGATCGTTTGGCAAGCTGCTGAAGGTGCGATCACATCAAACGAAGATCTCCTACTCGGTGAGGGCCGCTACCCATCAATTAGCTCAAAACCGTCCGAGGACAACGGAGATGACGACGAGCTGCTAGACGAGGACTCATCGAAAGCGATTGATAAACTCATCGTTTCAATCGAAAAGGAAGCGTGCCTTCGGGCGCATAATAGAGAGCAATACGGGAACGCTCAAAGTGTCGGAACGTGCGTCGGAATCATCGGTTGTCGCGGCGGCAGACTATTCGCTTGGTCCGCGTTGGCGGAGTACTGCGAATGGGAGCTAAACGAGAACGAAGAGGTTGTACGGCTGACAATTAGTTATCCGTATATCGATCGCAAAAAGGGAACCGATGGCCGCTGGTACGCGGTGGCAAAGGTTTTCCGCCGAGTGATTGATGCTGTTCGCGACGTTACATTTCTCCCAGCGGAAGCGAACCAAAACGGGACGCCTATCGTCTGGGTTGAAGATCCAAAACTAACGATTGAGCACGGTCTAGGATTCTGCCCGGTAGTCGTCCATAAGTTTCGCGCGCCCAAATCGCTACACAACGAAACCGACGGTCGAGCGATTCACGCCACTGTTCTTGACGAAATCGATGCATATTGCCTGCAAGCGTCAATTCGTCACGATGGCGCGATCCACTCGTTACCTCAGAAATACGAGATTGGCGTCGATAGAGGATACAACCCGACGGGCGCCGCGTCTTACGTTGATCCTGGTTTAGTGGCGACCGCTACAGGCAAAGCAGTAAACCCACTGAGCAACCCAATCGCGGAGCACTATTCAGCTCGCAAGGTGCCCGATGGCGCTCGAATGCAAGGGCCTGGCTCGGTCTGGCAGTACAGCAATCCGGATACAAAAGTTGGTCAGCTAGAGATAAGCGAAGGAGCTCTGCGAACGTTAGCCGAAACGATGGCTAACCTAAAATCGCAGATAGCTGAAACGCTCTGCTGGGTAGCTTTGAATCCGGATGAGATAAAATTCGCCGCGGCTCTGAGTGGCAAAGCGATTGAACGTATGATGGCTCGGCAACTCAATCGAGTTGCTAAAGACCGCGACGGTTTTGGAAACGGATACATCATCCCGATCTGCTCGATGTTACTTCGTGTTGTCGCAAAAATCGGGCCTCAGCTTCGCACGCGTGGGGTGAAGAAAGCGCTGCCGAGTTTACTGTCATTCGTTGAATCAACGGCTAATTCGGACGGCTCTGTCTCTGAGGAATGGAACGCGCCGCCGCTATCGCTCAAGTGGGGCGCCTGGTTTGCACCTACGCCGGAGGATGAAGCCAAGATTATTGATACTGCGGCGAAAGCAAAAGACGCTCAACTGATCACTCAGCGTACGGCTGTTGAACACATCGCGCGATCATTTGGAATCGATGACGTGTCCGCTTACTTGGACGCCCTCAAAGAGGAAGTCGAGGGCAATGACGAAGAGGAAAACGAACGCGCGGCGCGCGCGATAGCTCTGGCACATGCAAATTTAGCAAATGGCGCTACCAGAAAACGAGGAAGCGAAGGAGAACCGAAAGCGGATTCTAAAGGCGGAAGCGGAAGCGGTGTTGCTGCTGCTGATGCTACGAAGAAAGAGACTGTCTCCAGAGCCATCGTTGAGCCAAATCGAAAGATTTGAAGGAGCGCTAGCTGACTCGATTCTTAAAATCAGAATCGACGCTAGGCGCGAAGCGCAAGAATTTTCTCGGTTAGTCCACGGCGGCGGCCTTCAGAAGTCAGGGATTGGCGAGCTCTTAGATGACGCAAAGCGAGCCAAACGATACGCTGCGAATGCATCAGGTCTGATTGTTGAAACGACCGAGCATGGGAAACCGTTGATAAAGACGATCGATAATCGTCTCAAAACGATAGCCATATCCGAGAGCTCAGGCGCTTACAACGAGGAACACCGATTAGCCGTCGCGGAACGGGCCGAGCAGCTTGGGCTTGTCGAGGTTTGGGACGCTTCGCTCGATATGCGAGTTTGTGACGTTTGCGCCGACATGGATGGAACGGAGGCTATTGACGGTGAGTTCCCGCAAGGCCTTGTCCCTGGCAATGTTCACGCAAAATGTCGATGCACAAGCCACTTCATTGAAAGACACTTGATTCATTAGAAAAACGATGCCGCTCAAATCTGGCACGAGCAAGAAAACCGTTTCGTCCAATATCAAAACCGAAATGGCAGCTGGTCGACCACAGAAACAAGCAATCGCGATCGCTTTGAGTAAAGCGCGCGAGAGCAAAGGTAAGAAGAAGTGAAACGCTGTTTGATTTGCGGACGAGACTGCGACGATTCCGCTGAGACATGTCCAAGCTGTGGTGAAGGCTCCTGGGAGGTCAGCTTCAATGAGCAGCAAGCCGAACCACAACTGTCAAACCAACAGCAACGGAAGGGGCGCGGGCGATGAATCGCGCATCAACTGGCTACCGTTCTGTATCCGTAAACGTAACGAGTAACAGCTGGGTAAACCAGGCAAATGACGCGCCTAATGGCGTCTTTTGCAACGCCGCGTCAACGATTACCGGAGCGCTCGCACACGACACAACTGAATCGAGTTGGATTCTGCCAGCCGGGTATTCACCGTTATCGTTTCGCTCGATCAACAAATCTAGCACGACCAAAACCGGGTTCTTTGTAATTTACGGGGCGTAATGCGCGATCTTCCGCTTATCGCCAGATACCTTGAGGCTATCGATGTTAGCGTAAACGACTGGACGCCAAGCGCATCGGCCGTTGCATCATTAGGGCAGCCTAATGGCCTACTTGTTACAACAAGTGCGGCGACAACTGGAGCAACACAGCCTGAATTAAACCCCAATGTGCTGACTGTTACATTGGCAGGCGGCGGACTTTTTCACGTGTCTTTCAAAAAGATCACGAAAACGGGAACGAGTCAAAACGCTCAATCAAACGCTCTTTACGCTATTTGATATCGGTAACACATGGTGACAACTTGTACGAATTGCGGCAGTGACGCTCTAACCTACGAACTGAGCGAAGATAGTCGAATCGAAGGCAAGTGCCTCGTTTGCGGCGCAAAGCTGCAAACAGAAATGGACAATCTTAGCGTTCAAAACCCACTTGGTGCCGTCACTCAAAACGAGCCAGCCGTAACAGCTCGAAAAGCATCGACAGGAATCGCGACGGTATCTAATACCACTTCAGAGCCTTTGGATATCGTCAAGGCGGCGCGTTCTCGGATGCGTGAGCTCAACGCAGAGATCAAACGGCTAACTAAGCTCACTCACGAACGAGACCAACTCAAGAGACTGCTCGAGGCTGCAAAAAAACCAACTGGAGCGAGGGGCGCGGTTCAGTTGCGTCGCTGTGGCTCCTGAGAAAAGAGAGAAATGGCAACTATTACTGGAACCAAGAAAAACGTAGCAATTATCCAACGCGCCCGCGGTCCTTTTGGGACGCTCGGTGTTTACGCTGTTACCGTTGATTTTGCGGCGTACACCGGTTCGACTGATTCTGGAGCGTTAGCTGATGTCGGTGCGTTCATCTCCGCGTCCGTGCGAGATGGGAAAACGCGAACCTTGCGCTCGGCTTTTTGCGCGGCAGCTGGATACGACGGCACGCAAGCTGTTTACGTCGGAGACTGCACGGTTAGCTCTGACGCCATGACGTTCAATCTAACCGATAGCGGCTCTTCCGAGCTTACCAGCACCGTCGCGACCACTGTCCCGGTAACGCTCTTCGTTGTGTGTTCTGAAGCTTGATAGTTACTGACAACCAAATCCCTCGGCGTCGCCGGCCGAAAACGGGCGAATAGGGAAAATGGAAAACGTAGAAAATACCCCAACGCTACCGAGCCAACAGCAACCAACAACGCCCGCGCCAGTGCAAGGCCAACAGCCGGAATCGAAACCGCATGTACTTGCAAGTTCGATCCCTGAAGAGGCTCTCACCGCAAGGCTAGAAGCTGCTAAACGGACAGGTCAAACCGAGCTACTCAAGTCGCTTGGTGTTACTGATGCCGCTCAACTCAAGGGGGCAATTGATGCTCTCAAAGCGGCGGAGGATGCAAAGCGGACCGATGCCGAGAAGCTAGCTAACTTGCTTGCTGAAAAGCAAACCAACGAAGCAAAGCTCGGCGAGTACGCAAAGGCGATCGATAGCGTTTGGGCAAGCGAATCAACGAAGCTGACAACGGAACAACTCGCGGCGATAACCGCGTTAGCCGGCGATGACTCAGCAAAGCGAATCCAAGCGCTGAACGCGTTACGCCCAACGTGGGTAGCTGCTCAAACTCAAACAACCACGGCACCAACTACAGCGCCAAAACCGCTTGCAACAACCGCGGCGCCAGCGGCCGCACCAACACCAACAGTTACTGAATCAACAATCGATCACGCTGCTGAATGGCAACGCTTGCGAGAGATTAACCCTCCCCGTGCGGCGTTGTATCTCGAGCAGCATGAACGAGAAATCTTCAAATGATTTGGCCCCTACACGACCGGGGCAAGGAATGAATAGATGACAATTTCACAGTTTACCCTTCCCCAAAATTTCTTCGACATCACCAGTTCGAAGCTTCTACGGGCTCCACGCGCTGAGTTCCCGTATGCGAAAGCGATCCTTGCGGCTCTCGGAAAAGACCTCGAGGGAGCCGATGGCCCTATGGGACACATCGGTCGCGAAATTACCGGAGCTGGTGGCACGTTTGGCCCGCTCGAAAAGGACGCCTTGATTCTAGCTGGGACGATTCTCAGTGATATTTTCACGACTCCACTTGAGGCTGGTTTCAAAGGGCTCCCTGGAACTACGGTGCGATTTAACCGCCCGAAGTACGACTCGACGGTTTACACGTTAGCCAGCCGCGAGATTGGGCCAACGCAGAGTATCTCAACGGTACCGATCACGGCTTCCAGCGAGCAAGCGTCAATTACGCTTAAGCGTTACGCTGGTCCTTATGACTCGATCAATAGTCGAGTTGCTCCGTACGGTATTGATAAGCTCTCGGCTCAAGTCGGTGTTCATCGCCTTCCGTCGATCGTTGGCGAGTACATGAAGTACGACTACCACCGATGGCTCGACGCTGTCGCGGTCGCGCTTCTCGATGTCGGTGCAGGCATTTGGCCTTCCGGGTTCAGCGCTGACAACGACATCACCGCAGTTGGTATCGGTAACGTGACTTACGAGCAACTGATGCGCACCGAGCAGGAGGCAGACGACGCGAACCTGCCAACGTTCGGCGATGGCTTCCGCGTGATCATGGCGCCGCCTGCGATGAAAAAGCAGCTCGCTCTAGATACTGAATATCAACGGGCCAGCGAGTTCCATCCGGAAATGAACGCGATCTTCCCGAGCTACTTCAGATCGGTTGGCAAGTTCCACCTTGTACAATCCACGACGCTAACGTCCGCCGCGAACTCGTCAAACGTAACCATTTACAAGGCTCACATGATTTGTCCCGGAGTCTGCGGCGTTGCTTCTGGAGACGCCCCACGCGTCGCCTACAGCAACGACGACAACTACGGCGAAACCGCGAAGCTGATCTGGGTTGGTTACCATGCGTTCGCGAACCTGGATTCGCGTTTCGTCCGAACCATTCACTTTGGAGCGTAATCGATGAGAGCCCCGAATAACTACGTACGAACCAACGGCACGGCTACGCTTTTCGCGTCCGGTGCCGCTGGGCAAGCCATCGATGGGACAGCTATCTCGACGCGCAACGTTGAGCTAGCGTCGCTATCGAGTCTAGTTGTTGTTGTTGCGAAGACCAGCACAACTACGTTTACCGCGAAATGGCAGGTCAGTGACGACGGTTCGACCTACTACGATGTGGCCAGCTCAAACAACGCAGCGAACGTCGCGGTTGCCACCGGTACCGGCTCTAGCGTGACTACGAGCAAGGTGCTCGACGCGCCAGCTAGTGTCTACGCGTGGAACTGGGTACGAGTCCGTGTTATCACCGCAGTGAGTACCACCGACGGAACAGTTGATGGAGCAACGGTTTCTTACCGTCACCTTAAGGATCGGTTCTAGAAAATGCCACTAACCTCGGGAGAACTCGACAGGATACGCGCTGAGTTGGGTTACAACGTACTCAACGTCGGAGCCGAGCCGTTTATCGGCGTACACGCCGTGTTCTCCCAGGTAATTCAGCCGTATCTTCGAGAAGGAGCCGACACGACCTCATCGACGTCTGTCGTTGAGGCAACGTCTGGATCATTCGTATCGTTGAGTGTTGCCGATTCTACTGGCATTGTGCTCCACGAACGGGTTGCTGTTGATGTTGACGACGCGTTCGAAATGGCAACTGTCCGTTCTGTTTCTGGGACCACCGTTGGCGTGATCTTGAAAAAGGCGCACGCCGGAACATATCCAGTTACGGTCGATGGCGGCCTGATGATTGTTCGGCAATGCCTATCTGGCATATTCAAAACCAATGAGCTAATCGAGGAGCTCGACGGGACTGGAGCGTTAAAACAGGTCGATGAGATCGGGTTTTATGATTCTCGAGGACGAAGCCGCCTTGAACTTCTCAATGAGCAGCTGGAACATTGGCGCTCAAAACTAGCAGCCGCTCTTGGTATCCCACGCAAACAAATCTCCAGTGCCTCCGGTGGTTGCATAGCTCTGTATTAAAGACCAGAGTAAACACATGAGCGATGGTGTAAAACTGCGAGACGTGAGCGATTCTAGCCCCACAGAGGAAGTTGTCGCACTTTTGCGTTCAACACTGGAAAAGGCAGAACGTGGAGATGTGCTTTCTATTGCGATTGCTTATTGTTGCAGAAATGACAACACAAACACAGTTTATGCCAATTCATCTAACAAAACAGGGCGTCGTGATTTAGTGGCGGCTGCACAGCTGCTATTGTTTAGAATTACAGACGATTGGTTTAGAGCGTGATTTTGCATGCGCACCGTTGATCGTTACCGAAAAATCGCTGATAGATGTCGAGCGATACCGGCCAAGTTCGGACTGCGAGAATACGATGTCTCTATTTTAGTCGTCGGCTACACAGGTGATTCACTAGGCGAAGGCACAGTTTCGGATACAGAAACCAAACTAACGGTTTACAAAGGTGCGCCGCCAAAAGTCCGTTTCCCCTCTCAACGTGAGATCGCTCTCGGGATGGCAGGCCTCGGAACGTGCATTGTAGGACCGTTCACTCCGTATTACGGAGCTGGAGGTATCCCGCGCGGATGGCTCGATGGCAGTAACCTAGAGCGCGACAAACAGATGCTTCAGTTCTGGGTGATTGGGCCAAACTTCCCCAATGGATGCGCGCATCGACTCGATAAGTTTCAGGTCGATAAGGCGCTACAGGTCAAACTTGAGCTTGTACAAGTGGAGCCAACCGCGTAATGGCAAGATCGTTTGACTCATTCGGCGCATCACGCTTCCCGCTTGCCGCAACAGATGGGTGCGCAGTAAATCTCGACCCTGGGCTTGCTGCAATCAGCGGTCTTATTTGCGCAGCGGTTGAGGCAGACTGTGGAGACGCTTGGCGCAAGATTATTTCGGAACTCGAAGCAACGAACTTTCTTGCGAGTTCAACGGGGCCAATTGGGACAGTCCTAACAACGATCCCAACGCCTCAAAACATGACGCAGATCAAATCGACGTGGCCAATTCTTGCAGTCTATCGCGAGGGTGAGCCGGACATTGGCTCTTACTCGATCGATTACAGAAACATCACGCAACGATGGTCAATCGATTGGGTTGCTGGTCCATTCGGACCCGACACACAACGCAAGGTCGGCCATTTCTGGGTAAAGATTCGCGACTCGATACTAAGCGCCATCACTCAAGGAATGCATCCGTCATTCGATAGCGGCAAGTATCAATTCCGAGGTCAGTTCTCGGAGATTTGGCCAATCTCAGCAGCGGGTCCAGCTGTGTCGGATACGCTTACGACCGAAAAGGGTTCTGGTTATTTCGGCGGATCAATCATTCTCCAAACGGTTGAGCGTCTCACGTTTCAAAACAACGCCGCCGCTATTGAGACCGATTTTGAAGGTGGTGCGTATCTTACGCCAAATGACGGCTACGGAGATAACGCGACTGGTGCTGACGTAACGGTGAATTACGGAAACAAGACAAATCCAACTGGTGACTAATGCCTTTCGATGTAGCTTCGCTTTACAGACAGAGCAACGCTATGTTTGGTGCTGTTCAGCGGACGACATGGCAAGCGGCTCAAGCTGTAGGTGCAAACTCTGAGGCGTTAGCAAAGGTCAACTCGCCAGGCAGAACATACCAAATGCGCGCCGGTTGGTATCATCGATGTTACGTTTCTAGCGGAACAGTAATCGGTGAGCTTGGTAACAAATGCACTCATGCGATCTTTCCAGAGGCTGGAACTGGATTGTGGGGGCCAAAGCATTCGTCATACACGATCTACCCACGACGTAAGAAATGGCTTTCGTGGGTAGGGACTGACGGGAAACGTCACTTCGCGAAAAAGGTAACAGTCAAAGGTCAGAAGCCGCAGTTCGTTGGTTACTCTGCATTGTTCGGCAAGAGCCCGCCTTTTGCGTATTCCGGGCAAGTGCTTACGCGGAACATTTCAATCATCGAGCGAGAGCTCAAGAAAATCGAATAGAGGATCATGACATTGTTAAAATTCAAAGGGAATCCAGAACACCGGGTTCCGCGACCTGATTCGTATTTTATCGGGCAACGCCCGCAATATCTTGGGCTCGAATACCGCGAAGACGGTGAGCTAATCCCTGCCGAGTTCACGGTCGATGACTCCACGGCTAGCGGGCAACGTTTCTTGTCTCGAGTTCGACGCGATGGATCGTTTTCTCCAGTTGACGATGCGGCGTCCGCGGCAATTGGCGTCGAGCTCAAATCGCAACAGAAGGGAAAGGCGGTGACGTCCAATGGCTGATGCTATCGCAATTACTGGTCTCACTGCCTCTTGGCGTGTTCCAGGTGTACTAGTCGAGGTCGCCAATGCTGCCGGTCCAGTAGGCGGGACCACTACCGATCGTCCAACGGTGATCGTGATGCCGAAATTATCAAGCGGCACCTATACCGTTAACAAGCTCTATTGGCCGTCCAAGGCCTCAGAGGTAGAGGCTGGTGTTGGTCGCTTGTCGGCGGCTTGCCGTGCCTGGAAGATGGCAAAGCGCGTCAATAAGACGCAAAAGATCGGAATCATCTGTTACGCTGAATCATCCGGCGGCACTCCAGTAGCGGCGTCGACGTCTATTACCGTTTCCGGCACAGCAACCGGGACGACGGTGTGGACGCTTGGAATCGCTGATACGGATACATCCGTGCTCATTTCTACCGGAGATCTAGCGGCTACTGTCGCCGGTAATATGAGAGCCGCTCTAGCGGCAAACGGTGTGATCGTAGCTTCCGGTTCAAACGGTAGCGTGATTCTCACGTACCCGCATGTCGGGGCTCGTGGAGGTACGAGCACCTATAAACCGATTCGGCTAACAACCAACACGCCTGGCGCCGGTATCACCATTACGCTACCTGGAGATCTTGGTGCCTCTACTCCTGGTGTAGACGGGACCACGACAGAGGCGTCAAACTTTGCGGCTGCGCTAGCCGCGAATTCCGGGATCTGGATGTATAACATTATCAGTGATCTCGGCGGTGACTCGACGGCATTATCGGGCCTAACGTCGTTCCTTGCAGCCCAGGCGCTCCCATTGGTTGGCAAACGTGGAACGGGTATCGTTGCGCACAACGGTTCATTCTCCGCGGCATCAACGCTTGCTCTTGCTCGCAACTATGAACGGTTGACGATGGTTGGCGCTCCGGCTTATCGAAATGCTCCAGACGAGATCGCTGCTGCTGTCGGCGCATTGTTTGCCAAATACGAAGCGACCGATCGGACGTATCCGTTTGGTGGTTATTCTGGCGAGGACTTCCCGCTCACACCCGTTGCAGACTCTACACTGTGGCCTGATGCAGACGACTGTAACTCCGCTATTCTTGGCGGGGTGATGCCGCTGGCTGTAACCGCAACCCGCAAGGCGTACATTGTTGATGCGACCACCACTCGAATCAAGGATTCGACTGGCACTTACATCGACTACCGGGCGTATAAGCGGCATCGAGTGTCGGGTGCTGACGACTGTGGCGATCGTGTCCAGTACACGCTAGCGATGAATATGCAGGGTAAGAAGCTAGCAAGCGACCCTGTGGATTCGCGTGGACAACCCGTCTACAACAACGACGTTCCGCCGAAGGTTGTGTATCCTCGAACGCTTAAGAAATACGTTGCGAAGGACCTGCGAGATCAAGAAGCAACCGGTCAAGCTCAAGACGCAGAAACTTCAGTCGCTTCGCTTCAGGTTGTTAGGAGTACCGACAACGTTGAACGCGTTCTGTGCTCGTTTGAGTACAGGACGATCGATCATGCATCGCAAGCGGGCGTGTTGGTTTCTGAAGTAACGCCTGGGTAATTAGGAGCAAAAAACTATGGCAATGGTTGATTACGCGAGGCCTTGGATCGAGGTCGATGGTGTGCGCTGTATGCAAGCGACGTCGATTAGTTTCGAGACCGAATCGGGCAAAATTGAGGTCTATACAATCGACGGAGGTTTTACTGGTGTCACTCCAGGCCCCGGCAAATGCACCGTTTCGATTGACTACGCGATCCCCGCTGGCGGGTACGAGGTGAACTTCCAAAAACATTGTTGCAGCGTTGGTCGCCACACGATCCAATTCGGTGTCGGGCCAAACTCGTACGTCGGTGAAGGCGAGTTTATGACTGACAAGCAGCAAATGTCTACCAAGGATAGCGCGTCCGGTTCGACGACTTGGGTTGGCGAGCGATCTGCTATCTCGTGAGGTAAATAAAAATGGACAATTACGGGGCACCATTTCCAGACAAAACACCTGAGGAGCTCGTTCTGATGCTGGCGTCGAGAGACCCAGCTAGCGAAGTTGTAGATTTCCCAATCAACCAACTTGTTTTGGATTCACGAGGTAGGCCAGTCCAAAAAATACGGATGTGTATTTTGAAGGCCTCTCAGAAGGTGCAGGCGAAGGCCGAGGCTGGGCGATTGTTGCGCGCGCAATACAAAAACGACTACGGCCACCTACCTACAGCTGACGAGATGGCCGCGTTCGATATGCAGCGGCAATTCGATGATTTGTTAGCTTGCGAGATCCTCGTTCGAGCGTGCCGCACCGAAGGCCGTATTAATTCCGGAGAAGGCCCAGCTGTCTACGGTGCTATTTTTGAAAGCGCCGCTTGGATGCTGGATAACATGAGCAGCGACGAGCTTGGCATCCTGTTCCAGAAATACATGACAGTCGAGCTAACTTGTGGAGCTCGCGAACAGGTGCTCGATGATGATCCGTTGACGCTAAAGAGGTGGATCGATAAATGTAAACGAGGTCTATGGGCACTTGGCCCTTTACAGGTATTGGCCTCGGTGGACTTGGCCGAGCTTTTCCTCACGTCTGCCAAGGTCATCGACAGGCTCGAATCGTGTGGATTCCCGATCCTCGACCCCCAATACGTGAACTTGCTGACTTCTTCGAATGCCGAGTCGACGAGCTCGATTACGGAAAATACATCCTATGGCGAGCAGCCAGAGAACTCTACCCCATTGATTAGTCCTGAACGAGCGCGTGAATTAGCTAGCCAACTCCGCAGCAAATAACAGACTCGCCCCACTGTGTCCGACGTGTGCCCCGTGTTGTGACGCGGTGGGGCTTTTTATTTAGTGGCGCTCAATGCCGATTTTTATCAAATACCAGTATCAGATCGCCGGCGAAGCTGACATCAAGCGTTCGCTAACGAGCGTCGCACAGCACGCTGAAAGAGAAAACGCTCGTGTCCTTAAGAGCCAAACGCGTTTACGCGTCGTGTCGCAATCTGGCTCTGCTGATGCGAAAGCGAAAGACACGACTAAGGCGACAGAGCGCGCAGAGGCGGCGCGGTTAAAAGCAGAGGAAAACGCAAACAAAAAAGCGACAGCAGCCGCGATCAAGGAACACGATCGCGCCGAACGTGAGAAGACCAAGCGGACCGAAAAAGAGGCTCGAGAGCGCGCCAAAATAGAGGAACAGTGGGCGCGTAAACAGGTACAACTAAGAGACCAGCATTTTCGTGCCCAGGAGCGCAAGCAGCGCGCTGAGGAAGCGGCCACCGCTCGAGCGCGTGCTCAGTTTTACGCGACAACTAAGGGCGTTGTTGGTGGTACCGCTAGAACAGTTTCTAACATCGCCGGTGGCGCTCTGGCTGTGTCCGG